GGCAACCTCGTCACTAAGGAAATGTATATATTGCAGGAGGATAATTCCCAAACTTGCCAGGAAAATATAGAATGCCTATGAATTAAGGATTAATTCATATATATCAGAAACAGTCTGAGGAGCAATTCTGTTTTGCTGATAGTGCAGGATATAAGAAAGCTGTCCCATCCATTCATAAATAATTGCCAATGGAGATGATGATGATAACCAATAGTTCTGGAACTTGTTACAAGCATGATTTAGTTCATGTCGGATAACCAGAATTCAGAATTGATTATGGTTGGTATGCTCATATCTTCCATCAATGTCACTCAACTCAACTCAATATCAAACGAGTGATGTCCCCTGTTTTTACTAAAGTCAGCAACTCCTCATGCCAAGCAAAATTTTTATACGATAGTGTTTCAAGCATGAATAAAGATGAATTCCCCTCTATCGATAATTATCTACGCATTTATCAAGATGGACAAGATTGGCAAGCTCCAGAATGGGCTTAAGGAAGTAGTTATGATTCAATTCGAGATTATTCTCTCTTTACTCATGACTTCAATAAAAATAAAACTTTTGAGCTACACGTCTTGAGTACTTTGGAGTTAAGTTTCTGGGCTAAATTGAAATATTGCTGCACCGGTCGAATTTTAAAAGACCATATCAAAGTTGTTCGTTTTTACGCTTAAAACGAAGTGAAAATATCGGTTAGAACCGATCTCATCGATTCTTCTTTCGAATAATCTTTTATGCAATATAAGTATTATTCAAGAAATGAACTTTCTTTCATTAGATTCGGTTGCTCAGCATAATCAGCAAAGTTCTTGCGTGGACAGCCTCTCACCAAAAAAGATATACAGAAATGTGCTAAGAGAGACTTGATTCCAGACGAGGTGAAGATCCCTAAATCTGCTTTCGAAAAGACTAGCAAATATCACAGCAAAAGATCCTACTATCACGCAAAGCCTACTCCAGATGTTAAAGAACCTAGTTCTGTTTATTGCGAAAATGCTTAAGATCATGGGTTCATGGTTCGAACAGCTGCAGGTGTAGGTAAGTTATTGGAGAAGTGGACTAGTCCAGTCGTATGGGATAAGAGATCTAATTCCTATGTCGATTTCATGCGATAGTAGATAGTCACCAAAACTGGTCTAACGCTTATCACTGGAGAGCAATAATTTGAATGGAGTAGCCGATAATTGCATAATATCATTCATGCTCTCTATCATCGTCATCTTCTCCCCAATATTCGTAGTGATCCATAACATGTTCGAAGATTTTCTTTAATGTGTGATCGCTATTTTGCTTGGTTGTAGCCTAAATTGATGGCTCATCTTGATAGTATTGATTATGATCCGTTCAAGATTCTTCAATCAAAGAGTTTTCCAAAAGGCAAAAAGATGCGCTATTATACAAACATGGTGCAACAATTGGAAGGCACACTCGGCTTTGATGGCAGTTTCAGAACTATGGTAAAATCAGGATAAGTTTATTATAGTGATAGTTTTGAATTGGACGGCTAGGGATTTTTAATCAATCAAGATTCTCGTACAAGAGATATCAAAGTCCCTTCATAATCTCTCTGCGGTCATCTCACTATGGTGCAAACATAGTTCTGGCCAATCATAAGATCTTAAATACCTTAATTCATTCAGGGATATAAGAAGAAAGATCTTATACAATCTTTTGTTGCAGGCGTTAAAGCAGGATGGAAATCTATATGTTTGGATGGATCCGCTTTCGATTCAACTCAATTCGCTTAATTGATGGATGCTTGCTGCAATAAATTTTTGAAAATGCTTCGACCAATCATGCTGCGGTGTTATTAACAGGTCTGTTAAAAATATCCAAATCTTTGT